CTAATTAATCTTTTAGTAACTAACTCATACCAGTTATTTTTAAATGGAAAATCTGTAACTCTCTCTCCAAAATTTTTTGACATATCTTGAACTATGTCAGATTGCATTTCTTCAACTGATAAAACTTTAAGTTTATTACTAGGCATTGGAGGATCATCCATATATCTAGTTTTAAATCTAACATGAGCAAATTCATTCTTAGTTCCAAAATGAACACTTGGAGATCGATAAGGAAAAGATGATTTTACTTTCTTTTTAGTAGAACCATCAATAGCACCAGCTAACAATTCTTGCTCTATCGGATAACTTCTATCTCCTTTAAGCTTAAATATAATTTCTTTGTAATCTTCGCCACCTGGCTCAACATAATCTGGTCTATCAAACTTTGGTCCACTACTCATAATCCTTTCATCGACCTTCTTTAACTCTTTAGTAGTAAAATATTTTCTTACCTCTAAAGGTTCAATCTCATATCTTGAAGTTCTATTATATTGACCGCTTTTAAGCAATCTATCAGCTTCTTCTACATTTAAAGGACCAGTTCTTGTGAATGGTTGATTTTCTAATTGTAAATTATGAATTACAATTTTATTATTGTATTTATATTTACTAAGCAAATCATCTTCTGTTAATCCTTCAAAAAGGATTTTCATTTTACTAAATGGACCAGTCTCAACTTCTTCTGACATACCACTACCTAGTGTTCTTGATTTAAATTTATATTTATCTAAATCATTAGTAACTAGTGCATCAGGATTTGCTTCTGTAAATTTTTCAATAGCATCATCCAATTCATTTAGTTTGCTTTCTAAAAGTAATTCTTGTTCATCTTCAAATGGTGTATTTCTTCTAGGTCGTTGTACTTCAGAAACATCTAGAGAATTGTTTTCTAAATATTCTTTGACTTCTTCTTTAGTAGCAGTTTTTTTATTTTTAAGAAAATCATCAAGACCTGACCATTTTAATTCTTGCTGTTTAACTCCAGGAGTATTTTTTAATGTATTAAATATTTGTTCTCCTGATCCTTTGTTTGGTATTTTTTTTGCAGCTTCTTTTAATATAGACTTAAATACTGGACCAAGACCAGCTGATGCCATTTCGTTATCATCAGGCATTGGCGAACTGATTTGTGATTGTTCGTCAAAATTTAGAGTTTTTTTTTCCTCGCTCTCAGTAACGTTTTGAGTATTTGGTGTTACGGTATCTATAACGGCACCACTTCCAGCACCAGCGCCAACAGCTACTGATCCTTGTTGTCCTTGTACAGCATCAAGTTTTTTTGCTGCCATGACACCTTTAAATAATCTTTCCATAATAGCACCACTCATTCCGTACTCAGCAGTTTGTACTATTCTATCGTACACTTCTTCATAAGAACTATCTGGTGGAATACCCATAGCTTCTTTTGTTGCTTGCATTAATTTGCTATCTACAAAAAATGTTTCTGTTTTATCGAAACCTAAAGTTGATCCGATAGCAGCAGAAATAGGAAACGCATAACTATTAGGAATACCAGCTGCTTTTAATTTATTGTAAATCGGTACTGTATACATTGTACCTTGAGGCAACATACTTATAAGTTTATTAATTAATGGACTTTCCTCTTCCATATTCATTAATGCTTGTTTTTGTTTAGATAGTTTTTCCTGGATAAATTCATAGCTATCGTCAGGATTAATACCTAATACATTAGTTAGATTATTAAGTATGTGAGCAGCATTTGTTGCACCTTTACCTAGACCTATCATTGTATCTTTAGGCAACTGTTGAACAAAATCTACAACGTCTCTTAAATAAACAGTTTTATCGTGTTGATCTAATTCTTGAAACTTAATAAGACCAGCGTTTTCATCTGGTTGATTGCCTTCTAATACAGCACTATCAACATTGTTTTCTTTTGCTATTTTATAAACACTAGACTTTTTAAAATCTTGTTCAGTCTGTTTGTTTAAAGCTTCTTCTATATAATTAAATGTCATTATGTTTTACTCGATAAACTTTGTAATAGTTCTTTAATGTTCATTTCATCTGTTGCTTTAGGTTCTAAAGCTTTATCTGCACCAAGTACATTAACTCTAACGTTATAAACATTTCTTAACATATCTATACGTTCTACATCCTCGAAGAAATCATCTGGTTTAATTTCTCCTCTACTCAACTTTTTAGCAACTTCAGCAATTTTATTATTAAAGTATTCTGATGGATTTTTTTGTATGTCCGTTTTTATGTCATCAATACCGACATAAAGAGGTTTTAAATTAGGTGAATAAACATCAGGTATTTTTTCTTTTGTGATAGTTGAAATAACTTTTACGTAAGCATCTTCTGGCTGCATACCATTAGAAACATAACTATTAAACCTAGATAAAGCATCACCAGTTTCTATTTTATCAGCTGGAGTTATGCCGCCTGGACCAGTTAATACATCAGCTAAACCTCCAAGATCATTCAGATTAGCTCTTAATACATTATATAGTTTTTTATAATCTTCATGCTTAGTTGGATCTTGTTTAAGTATTGAAATTAATTTGTTGTAAACAGCTATATCTTTTACTGCAACATTTCCTAAAATTTCTTGAGAAGAAGATAATACATTGTTTATATCATCTAGTTCATTAACGTTTTCAGCAATAACTATTTGATTATTAATTTGGTTAGTAAGCTCCTCGTTTGTAAGCTTATCATCATCCATCATTATTCCGACTAAAGCTTCATATTGTGCTGAGTTTATAGAGCCTTTATCTTTTAAATCTTCTAATTCTAAAAATGTAGGAGCATCTTGTTTTTCAGTTATTTTAACAGCAAACTCACTAAACAAACTTATTTGTTTCTTAGATCTTTCATCAATTTGTTTGTCTTCAAAAATTAAATAGCTATCTAAATCTGATAAAAGTTTGTTTTGTGCTTGTTTTAAATAAAGCTCACCTTTTTGTGGACCAAAGTTCTTTTTAATTTCTTCTGCATTTAATAAAACTTGAAAAGGTGTTCTCTCAATATCAAGTTTGTTAAGAGCTTCAGCTTTTAAAATTTCGTATTTATTTTTTAAATCATCGTGATCTTTTTGTGATCTTTTAGATTTATTAATAGGATCATCAAACCAACTTAAAAAATCTCTATCGGCAGCTGCTCTTTCATTATCTACTGGTGATATTCTTTTTTGAAAATTATTTATTAAAAAATCATTATCATTTAATAATGTTTCTTCAGCAGTTTTAGCAGTAACAGCTTTAAATATATTTGAACGATCTTTTATTTTATTTTTAACCAAATATTGGTTTACTGCGTATTGTACATCTTTACGCTCATTACTTAGATCTATTTCATATACGTCATTTAAAATACTTTCAGCTTCATCTAAATTTGTTTTGTTACCAGCAATCAATAAAGCTTTATCTATTTCTCTTCTTTTTTCAGATATAATTTTCCAAGATCTATTTTGATCCTCAATTTTTCTTTGATCTTCTTTTATCTTATCAAATTGTTTTGCTGCTTGACTAACATTTGCTCCAAGTTGTTGTGCAAATGCTACTGGTATAGTTAATGAGCTAAGATTAGGTGTATTGTTACTTACATTAACGCTCATTTGTGATGGTTTAATTTCTATCTTAGCCATATTATCCTTTGTCCTTTTGAGCTTCTTGATAACCTGAGATTGCTTTAGCACCTTCGCTAGCAGCAACTAATAATCCTTGAGAGTAAGCTTGTTGACCTTTAGCTTGTAATAATAAAGATTGATTTTCTCTATCGATCGCATCAACAGCAATATTATAATCTGCTATTGCAAGATCAGTTGCTTGATTAACTCTAATATCTTGTAATACAAAAAAAGGCGTTGTGTCTGGTCTAATTTCTACACCTGATTTTAATAATCCTACAAAAGTATCTGCGTATGCTCGTTCTTGTTGTTTAACTAATCTAGGTCTTTCAATTTTTTCAAAAACTTCTCTTCTTGCTCTTGCTTTTTCTCTATTTAATGCAGCTTGTTCGTTGTAAAGCTTTTGATTGCTTTTACCTATTTCTAGTGCGCCTACAGCTGCTATTACATTTCCTACCCAACTCATAAATATATAACACTCATTTGATAATAGTCGGTACCATCAGGTCCGTACTTTCTTTTTAATCCTTCAACTTCAAAACCGCACCAGGTTGCAAATCTTAATCCTCTAGTAAAATCTGCTTTGACTGATGTTTGAAGTCTTTTAATTTTGTACTTCTTACAAGTTTTATCTTGTAATTCTTTTATTGTTTTGGCGGCTAATATTTTTACATCAAAAACATTTCTACCGCATAGTACCCAAGCCTCAGCCACACCATCCCATAATTGTACTATCCCGCAAGCGAAGATCGGTTTGTCTTCTATAAAATAAGTAAATGCTTGTCCTCGTTTTGAGTGATTACAAATACGGTTATCTTCATAGCTTGCGTCTATTTCCATAAGCTTATCATTTAAGCCATCAGAAATAATTTTGTCAGCGTGCCAAGTTTCAAATAATTTTATATTCTTATCCGTCACTAGTTACTAAAGTTGGATATATTGCTAATACCGAACAAGGTAATGGTTGATCTTGTTTTACAAATATAAATCCGTCAGAATTAAAATCATCGTTAAATTCTATTTCTTTATCTCCAGCTAATAATGTTTCTACTGGTGAACCCATAGGTGATGATGTAGTTCTAAATGGTATAGCTTCTAAATTAGATAAACTTGGTCCAACTTTAACACCAACTGTTTCAAATAATCTTAATACTACTTTTGAAATTCTTTTTGTTTTACCTTGGCTTGTACCTTCCGCGGCTCCACCTTCAATTCTCATTGTTTGTAATACAGAATTGTAAGCTAATCCAACTACAGCTTTTGTAACTGAACGATCCAAAGTGATAGCACCACTCGATACAGTTTTATCAGGATGAGCTGAACCATCTGCTAAGATTGAAACCGTTTGTCCTTCTAAATGTGAAAGACCTGATAGTGTAGTTGTGGCAGAGCCGTCATAGGTAAGATGACTGTCTAAAAATCTAAAAGATGTTGAGGTAGTTTCGTCAAACTCAAAGTCTGCGAAACATTCTACGTATCTCTTAGTTGCTCCATTGATTGTTCTTTTTACAATTACCCAAAGTTCATCTTCATTAATTGCACCTGATATACTAGCAACACTTTCAACAACTGCGTTACCAGATCCAAAAGAACCTCCTAATATGTGGCGATGCCAAGCTACCACTTCTTCCGATCTTAAATATGTAAGACCAGCTAAAACTCCATCTTCTCTAACACACCATAAAATACTATCTGGTGATTGCTGGTATGTCATTTCGTTAATACCAGTTTTAGTTACGCTTTCATTTAATATAGTTAAATCCGCAGCCTGATACCCATCTACATCAAAGTTAAAAGCTAGTTCTCTTATTTTTCTTTTAGCTCTTTGTAAGAATAAAGTTGCATTACCAGCTGGTTGTGCATCAACATTTGCAGATCCAAATGTAGACTGTCTTTTAATAGTAATGTTTGTAGGTGTAACTGCTGCATCTGTACCATCAGCACTAACTGTAAATTCACCACCAGTAGTTCCTATAATTAATGTTCTTTGTGCTTTTATAAATCTTATTGCGTTTACCTGGTTTGATGCGATTGTATAAATCATAGCATCATCAGCAGCTGTACCAGTTGTCATGTTTTCATAATCACCTGATTTAGAAAACCATAACGTCTGCGGATTATTATTAGAGTTTGCAAAAACTAAACGTTGTTCAAAGAATGAAACACAACTTGGTCTATTGTTAGCACCTGATATTGGAGTAGCTGGAGAACCAGAAAAAGATACTGTCGATAAAGTCCAGTTAGTATGACCAGTTCTACTTAACTTACGTACCTCATGGTTAGGATGACATAAGTACATAACATCAGCTGACTGAGCAAACTTAATATCAAATAATTCTGCTGTTAAGTAAGGTGTCGATATTTCATAAGCAGATCCACCAGATAATATCTGACCTTTGTCTTTATAAAATCTAATATATTGATCTCCAAACTCTAAAACATAAGTTTGAGTAGTTGAAAATTCAAAAGGTATTAATCTTGTTTTGTTAGCGCTTGTTTTAACTTCTTCTATAAACTTTGTACCTACTCTTCTAACTGCTGCACCTTGAGGAGCTACAACAAAGTTTTCTAAAGTTTTACAACTTGTTTGATATTTTGCGAAGTCTTGTCTACCGTCTAATTTAGCGGAAAATTCACCACTAACGAAAGAATTTAAAGCAAGAGTTGTTCTAGGCATGATTTTTGAAAAGTTATTTTAATTTTATATTTTGTATTTGTTCTTTCGGTCAAACATTGGAGGTTAAACGCACTGGAAGAGCAAAAAGTAAAACACTAGATAACAGCAATAATGGCGATTAAGTTTGACGGCTTAGTCGCCATTTCTTTTTAGAGCCTTGCATCCGTAAACTCGTTAGCCTCGATTGTTCCGACTGAATTTTCTGTAGCATCAATAAATCTAGCTTCTCTTAATCTCTCATCTGCTCTTTGCATATAATTATTAGCTAGTGTTGCATTGTTAGTTACAGCATAACAAATGTCAGCTGCAAGCTGATGAGCTATAGCTTCTTGTACGTAAACATCATAGTTATTTGGATCTTCGTCTAAAGCTACGTAAACTAAATAAATAGTTCCTTCATTTGTTTTAATTTTTCTGCCTTCAATTCTGTATTCCATATCTGACTTGATACTGTCTGTAGTTCCATTGTGTATTTTTAAAACTCTTAAACAGTCTGAAGGTAAAGTATATTGATTACTGTATTCTATTACTGGAGCTGCACTATCTTTAGCTAACTGTATTCTTTTAATTAAACAGTTCCAAGGATGTGATCTAAAAATTCTATTTCTAATAGGCTCGTATCTTTGGTTACATAAACGAGCGTTTTTAGTATCATCTGTTAATGCACTAATTGTTGATGCACCTAATAAATTTAAAGCTGAGTTACAAATATCTACTACACTAGCCATTATGCTACCCCCATTTCTTTACAATAAAATTTCATTGCTATTTTTTTATCTTCCATATCGTCTAAGTGAAAATCGTTTAAATATACGTATGAGTGTTTGTAACCTTCTAAAGTACAAGTTTTCCAATTCATGTATTCGCCAATAACGTAACTTCCATTACAAACTGGTTCTGTTGTTGCGAAAGTACATACATATAAAATTAAAATATATTTCATTAAAATTCTGTAAGCCTGGCGGTCGCTAAACAAGAAACCGCCAAGCAATTATCTATTATTCAACTGAGTAAACTACCCAAGCGAAAATAGTACCAGTAGCTGATGCGCCACCAGTTGTGATTAAGACATCAGTCTCAGCAGTTGTTCTGTAACCTAAACCAGTTACAGCTGGTACTGGAGCGCCTGTTGAACTACCAGCCAACATTGACTGAGATTGTCCAGCTACATTCCATGTACCTACAACAGTGATATATCTGTCATCGTCTCCGCTATCACCTACTTTTAAAGTTACACCTGATCCTAACGCATCGCATTTAACGATAACATCGTGGATAGTTGCATTGATAGGTATTCTAGCGATAGTGATGTCAGATCCTGACGCTAAACTAGAAGCTTCATAAGTATCGTGAAATACTCTTAGTTTGCCTCCAGCTTCTTCGCTACTCACTTTAACAACAGGAGTAGCATCTATGTTAGTGATGTTTGCACCTTTAACACTTGCCATAATTATATCCTCCTATGATTAAGCTTCGTGAGCTTGAATTGTGACTACTTTTTCTTCTTCCATTCTAGTAGCACCGATTGACTGACAAACGTAGATTTGAGTTGAGTAACCTTTATCAGCTCTCTCATCAATTCTAGTCATTAAGTCTTGACCGATTGCCATCTTGATACCATCCATAGCGTAAGCTAGGCATAGTCTTTTAGAAGATGCGATTGATAGTCTGTTTGACACTATAAAGTTAAATCCAAGAAACGTATTAACTTCTCCGTTCGCCAACGCTTTAACAGTGTTGAAGTCTGAAGATGTAACCTCAGTAGTTCCTAACAAATCAGAAATTTGTTTTGGTCCTACAACTATGTATCTTGAAATTGATGGATCAACTGATGCGCTGTCAAAAATTTCTTTAGCATTTCTTAACTTAGCAATAGTTAAACCGTCTGTACCACTTTCAGTGATTTGCTGACCAGCTGGTAAAGTAGTAGATGTACTACCAGTTTCACCAGTGAAAGCTGTACCACTTGCAGCGGCAATGATTTCATCGTCTTGCGCTCTACCTAATGCATAAGCAGCAGCCATTGCGTATGACGATGTTGGATCGATTAGAGTTCTAATCTTATCCTGATTGTCGATAAGATCAGCGTACTCATAATCAACCAATGATACTCTTCTTCTTGAGTGAGGAGTGTCGATTTGTGGTGTATCACCGTGTCTTGTTGTTCTTTTGACAGCAGTTGCAACGCCAACTTGATCGAAGAAAGCGTTTTTACCTACGATACTTTCAGTATCAACAGTACCTCTAAGAAGTGAGCCTTTTTGTTGTGACAACATTTGTACATTGTTTGAATACTGCTGTACAAAAGCTGTAGTTATTTGGCTAGACATTTTATGTCCTCCTTAGTTGATTGATGTTTGATTTATCGATTTGATTTTCCGATTACTCGGATCTCGTCTTTACCTTTATAGTCGGCAATTAGACTTTACTCGAAGCGGTCCTTTTGGATTGTCGCTTAGAATTTTGCTTTACCCAATCGTAATATTTATCTGCGATTGGTAATGGATCTCTCCGTGCATTTTCTGGTGAAAACTCTGTAGCTAATCTTAAACATTCAAGTCTAATTTCAACATCCGTAATTTCACCTTGAGGTTCAAACTTCTCGTTAGCCATTGTTTTTTAGTTCATAAAGTCTTTGAACTTCACTAACTGCTTTACGATGGTTAATGTGAGTTTTATCCCAATATGCTGAACCTGGTTGAGTTAAGGTTTCAATCTCACTATCTATTTCTTTAATAGTCATAGCAGATGTAGCCTCACCTTGAACCATACTGTCTTCAGACATTTTAGATGCAAGATCAGCAAAAGCTCTAACTACTTGAGGATGGTTTCCTAATACAGATCCATCAGCAAGTTTAGTGTTACGTAGAAAATCTGCACCAAAAGTATTTGTTGCAAGATTTCTAGCTTGAGCGATTTTTAAATCATAAGCTGGTCCATACTCTTTACGGAGTTCGACTTCAGCCTCAGCTTTAGCTGTCTCTTCTTTAAGTGTAGAAGATTGCTCTGATTGTTCAGCAAGATTATTATAATAATTTATAATACCTTGAGCTTGTTTAGGTAATAAACCTAACTTATGAGCTTCGTCTGAAAATGCTTTTAGAGTTGCCTCATCAAGCTTAGTTTCTTTTGGAAGATCATATTTATATCCATCTGGACTTTGTGGTCTACCAAGTCTCTCATATACAGCGTTCCAATCTTCATCGGTCGCCATCTTATTAGGAACTGGTATCTTATCTGCACCAACTAATTTTTGTGAGTGTAAATAAGACTTTACAAAA